CGTCTTCAAAGTGGTGGTCTTTAGTTCTGGGTAGCTGTTACGAACAACAACAAAGCGCGTGTACCTAATACCGTCTTTGGGGCTGGGCTTTTGCTTTACGGCGCGCATCATAACCTCAGCCGCACAAACGTAGGACTTGCCGCTACCCACCGGCCCCATCAAGCCGCGTACAAACGCATTGGTTTGCAAGAACTTGAACGCAATGGGCGAGCCACGCAGATCAATATTCATGCTTGTTAGCTGGTGTTCACTCATTGGTGGTGGCGTCCTCAATGTCAGGGCCTTGCACGTTGATGCCAATCACCGACGGCTTTTGCCCATCGTCAGGCGCGTCAAGTAAACCAGAGGCTTTGGCCAAAATGCGCAGCACTTGCACCTTGTCGTACAACTCAAGCTCAATAGTGGCCGCGCCGTCTTTATCAACACGCTGCTTAATCGACTTGATCGACTGGATTGCGTGCTCAGGTATGCGGTTGGAGGCCTTGACCTTCACATTACCCATGTCGTCCCACTCAAAGATGTCTGTAATTTTGGCGTTAGCCATTGTCAGCAATGAGTAAGCGACAGCCTCGCGGTTGGCAACAATGGTTTGGCTGCGCTCAATGCGTTGTACAACGTTACGAACCCCGCCCCAGTTCTTCATGCTGGGGACAGAGTTGCCTTTCATGGCCGCCATTAGAATGGGATATCGTCGTCCAAGCCGGTGACCGCGGCGGGCGCTGGTGCAACGTCCTGTCGCGGGACCTTGGCTTTACCGCGGGTAATCTTGAAGTACTTACTGCCAGACTTGCTGCTGGTGTTTAACCACGCATTCAGGTAGTACTCAGTGCCATCGTCGTCGGCCCAAGTGCCGGTGTAATCGGGATGAGTCTCAGACTCTTTTTTGGTGTTCTTCATCAAGAAACCGCTGTTCACTCTAACTTCCATTTTGTAATCCTGTATATAAAGTTGATTGACTGCTGGCGCGTGTTAACTCTTCTTTTTTACCGGCTTTGCAGTTTTAGCAGATTGCTTAAACGCAGCAGCAGTAGGCGCACCTTTACTGCCCACCGGCCTCATCTTCTCCTTACTGCCAGCGGCAATACGTTCTTGCTTGGCGTTGATGTTTGCGTACAGACCTTTAGATGGCATTATAAAACCTCAATTTGTAAAGTGATGAGACCCAGATGCTATCACTATTAAACAAGGTCAGTCAACAAAAATATACGCAAACGCTATTGCAAATACAGGCCGGAATCGGTACATTAACTGGTGGGGCCATCACCCAGCCCTCCAGACGGCAGGCAGCTTACCAACTGGGATAAACGTGACGAATCGGCCGGTACTCAAGTAGCAACAGCGAACAGGTCCAACACAGTCGAGCGACTTAGTAGTCTAGATAAACAAGGTGCTGCAACGCTTCTAGCGTTAATACACATTTTTTTATGTGGGTGCCTGTACTCGTCCAAAACACAGCAGCCATCACCTAGCAACAGCCATTCCCCGCACCGCTGATTATTGAGAAAATTTTGAGTAAGGTCCCCCCTCGGTATATGGCAGGGGCAGGGGGGCAAGGGTATACCCTTAGCGCAGACGTATTACAGAACCGCCAGCCCAGCACCGCCTGACAGCGCGCAAATAGGTACCCCCCCTCCTCTCGCGAGCCGAAGGGTACCGCATACTTAAGGCCTACCTGCACAACGCGACTTAACATAATGGTCATTGTGGAATATGTAGTTGCGGGGCATAGCAGTATCAAGGTACTACTCGAGCAGCCTTCGCAGTTGCGCACTGATCTGGTCTGAGGTTAGCTGATCCTTGCTGATGCCCAGCCGATCTGCCGCCATCTCGACCGCCATCGCCAGCAGCGCCGGCTCCACGCCAGCGAATGAGTGGTCTGAGAGAGAGCCAATTTCGACTAGCTCCCTATTAACATCCCTGCTCTTAGATAGCGGAACACTATCAGGTATCGCCGCTTGATTACCTTTGTCTATCGGGGGCCTACCTCTGCGCTTAGGCTGCTTCATCTTTTCCATGGTTTCCATCTCCTGCTTGTGTAGTTGATACGGTGCTAACTCGCCGCTGATTGTGGCGGCTTCGTCTGCGCTGATGTCTTCTCTGAACACGATTTGTCTGGTGTGCGCTCTGATCTTGCGGTAGCCAAAGCTAATGATCCTGACGTAGCCTTTGTCCACCAGCGCCTTGAGTAAGTACGCTGCGCGGCGCTGGCCTACGCTTAGGTCTTCACCTACTCGCTTAGTGCCTACCCATGTCAGGCCGCCTTTGTTGCTGTAGCTACCTAAAACCAATAAAGCCCGTAACTCCATTGGCCGCAGTCCCCTGTCCTTGGCTGCGCGCAGTGGCACTACTGTCAGTACGCGCTGGTCCTCGATCTGTTCGCGCTTGACTATCTTCGGCGCTTTGCCGAGCTTGATCGCCACAGGGCTGCCATAAGCGCTCTTAACTCCATCATGGCCGGTCTGCCTCTGCGGTCCTCCACCTTGATTAGATACCCGCTCTTGCTGGTCTTCCCACCCGGCTTTGCTTTGTCCGGCAACTTCTCGATTACCCATCTTGCTTCGCATTCCAGCATCCATTCTTTTGAGTAGCTGCTGACCACCCGGCCATCAATTAACGTCACCGGCTTGGCCCCTTTGTGATGTTTGTGGCAGGCGTGGCACAGCAGGTTGCTATCGGTAGTGTCCGACATTGTCTGTCACCCAGATAAACACACTGGCGTACCCGGCAAACAAACACACCGCCAACACCACCGACATGACCTTGGCAAACGCTGCTATATTCTCCAGCCAATGCAGCGGTATGTCTATACGGTAATCAATGATCGGCTTGTCTGGCTTTGGCATGCGCTTTGGATTGATGCGTCTGCGCAACCATGCGTTGGTGCGTCTGATTTCTTTTTCTGCGCTCATGTTTTTCTCTTGTGATATTTATAGAAAACGTGGAAACCAATGACTTCAGTCATCTTTAATCTATTTGCCCACTGCGGGTAAACAGCTATTGTGTGATAGTGCGTTGACCTTTGTGTGTTGTCCTTTAGCCTGCCTGCCATTGCCTTGGCCACTACTCGTTGCACCTTCTGCGTGTACGCCACCAGCTTTGGGTTTCTAGCCCTGTAATCGTTTGCCCAGCTAAACTGCTTGCGTTGATAAACAACTTTGCAGATAGAATTCGGCCAGCGCTTACTTGCGACCCTGTTTAAGACTACGTTAGCTACCGCTCTGATGCCCGCCAAACTCTCGCCACGTGCCTCGTAGTGCAGATTGTCAGCTAAACATTTAGCTTGCTTAGAGTAAGGCACAGCCAATGCCGATGCCGGTAGCATCAACACGGCCAGCAGTAGCTTAAGCACTGCCTCTTGCGCGGATGGCTTTGGCACACCAAGTCGCCAGCACATCCTCGCCGTCGTATTCGGCGTCAATGTCGTCACACACCTTTGCACATGCCTCACGCTCTGCTTTCACAGCATCTTCAATACACACCCGCCACAACTGCGAGTGCTTGTTGTTGTAGTCGTTCCTGACGAGTTCGGCAAAACGTTCGAGCTGCGTTATCACCCCTGGATGCGGAACTCTCATAAAAGCATCCGCAATTCCAGCTTCTCGCGCCAGCTCAATAACTTTTTCTATGTTCATGTCCTCATCTCCCGTTCAATATCCAGCAGAATCTGCTCTGCTTGTTTAAGTAGCCAAAGCACATCCGGACCATTGGCGCGATTAGACGCAAAATACAATGAGCCGTCGGCCTCGTAGCCAACAATGACCACTTCCGTTAGCTTGCCCACTGCTCCAGTGAGCGCCTCGTCGGGGTCAAAGTCAAAGCGAGACTCGCCTTCATTAAGGCCAATGGGAAAGTCGATTAATTTAGCCATTGTTCTTCTCCTTCTTGAAAAAACTCATCTTGCTCATCTTTGTTCATCTGAGCAAAGGTCTGAAAGTGATTCTCACCGCAACAGTGAAACCGCACCTTTTCTTGTCCGCAGTAGCAACAGTACTGTGTACCGTCTTCCATCATCTCTTGCTGTGTCATTTCACATTCTCCTTATCGTTGATAACTTTTGCCTTCTTCGACCTCAGCACATCGCGGACAATACGTTGCGACCTGTCTAACTCACCCACCGTCACGATTTCTAATTGCTCGTCGTGTAATTGCATTGCCTCGTCCAATGTTTGCATCTCAGCACCCTTCAAGATGTAGTGGTCTGTCCTCATACCGCGTTTGCAGACCTCTAGAAGCGCGTCTAAGCCGTTTTTTGCAACAAAAGCATACTCAGTACCAAACCCCATGAGAACAAGCGCCTCGGAGGTGTTTAAAGCGTTTATGAGCACGTCTAGCTCTTTGCGCCCAGCTTGACCTTTGACAAGCATGGCCAAGGCGTTGTGATTCTTCAATTTCAACGTCAGCAGAGAGCCTTCGTGCTGGGCCACTGGGGTTACGCTTTCCACCACAAAGGCCAGCGGGTTGGCCAACATTGGTTTTGGTTTGTACTTGCTCTTTTTTCGCATCATTTCCCCAATGCTTGTTTGATCTGAGCGCGTATATGCTCGGGCATGGGCTTGGCAGCCTCACGGTCTTGATTGATTCTGGCAAGCACAGGGTCAATCCCCGGCTTGGATGGCACTGTAGACCGAGCAATGTCAGCGGCCTGCTGGGTATAGTTTTTCTTCTCAGCGACCCACTCGGCTTTAAATGAGGCCCAGCCCCGGACTACCGTCTCAGACAGCGCTTGCTCAAGAGTCCAGCCAGCTTTCTCTGCCTCGCGTTGTATGCCGGTAATTACCAGCTTGCTTACGCGTGCTTTCTTGCGCTTGCGGTGCTCAACAAACTCTTGCCAAACAGATTGAGAGACGCCTTCAGGCGTAAAGTTGTCTTTAACTGGTTTATGGGTCTTGGGTATTGGGTATTGGGTATTGGTAGCATTGCCTTCGCTATGCGTTCGCATTGCGCTTGCATCACCCTTTACTTTTCCCCACCTAATTTTGGCAGACACGGACGCCTTGCTAGACTTTTCAACCATTCTGGCGATCTCTTGGTCTGCGCGAGTAGACACCCAGCCCGCATCAGTCTGCTCAAAGAACTCATCCAAAACGACTGCTATGCAATCGCTATGCGAACGCATGCGTATGAGCCTTGCAAGCTCTTGCACGTTGAGGGGCAACGGCTGCTCATGCAAATAGTAGGCGTCAAGCAAACGCCTGTAGGCTAAGTCTTCCATCTCATCAAGATGGCTTGTGTGCGACGTGTAGTCGCCAATGTGAAACGTGTAGTAGTGCATAAAGCATCTCCGCGTAACTCCCAAAAAAGAAACGACAGCAGGCGGGGAGTTCGCTTTTCGGTCTGCTCATGACTTCAGACCTAGCCGTGTTTCAAACTAGTATACCTAAAAAACGACCTCGATCATGGTCACCTCTACGCAAGGGTGCATGCCGTAGCGTTTGCTGACGTGCAGGCTAACAACTTGGCCATCATCCGTGTACAGAATGCCATTGCAGGCGTCTAGGATGCTCTTAGCGTGGTTGTCTAAGTCTTGCTTATTGGTAGGTAGAGTGCGGCCCTCTAACGCTTCCTGCGTCTTTTTCTTGGACCACGACTTAGCTATTGGCAACACCACCACAATGCCAACGGCCACCGGCCACTCAACCGGCGCGCTGCTGCCCATTGCGTCACGCGCTGCTTCGGCCACCTCAGCTTCCCACGACTTGGTCTTTTCTGGTGTGTATGTGTGTATGTGGCTGCCCCTGCGAGAAAACCTTGGCCTGCCCTTGGGGACTGGCACCCCAAACGCTACAAATTCCACTGTGAATGCCATGCTGCTGCTCCAATTTGGTATCTGATAGGTCGCCTGTCATGTACAGGGCTTTATTGATGACAAATGCGCTGTAAATGTCACCATCTCTGACGCGGTCCAGCAAGGCTTTAGCGGCTTGTGGTGTCATAGTGGTAACCGCTCTGGTTGATCATGGCGCTAAGACGGTCTTGCACGTCGCTGTACTGGCCAAGGTGAGAGACAATCAACTCCTCAACTAGACTGGCCTGCGACCTGCGCTGCTCTCTGGCTGCACGCATCAGTAGTTCTTTGGCCGCAGGACGTACCCGCACAAGGATGGCAATAGGTTTATCGATCATGGTTTGGATTATAGATATCTGCATGAAAGCAACGCATCAGTGTAAACCCCTATACCGCTACCCTTTTATTTCTGGCGTAATTGATTTCAGGGCGATATCAGTCACCCTGTTTTTAAATCATCCACTAGGAGATCAAAATGAAAGTTTTTACATACGACACAGCCACCGGATCAAAAAGCGAGCAAATTGCAGACATCCAGCCGCCCTGCGGACTGAGAAGCCTTAAATTGGCAAAGTGCAGATTGCCATCTGCGCGCAGTGGCACGCAGTGGGCAGTGGCAACAGCCGCTGAAGACAAATCAAACAACCCAATTGAGTTTGACCAAGCAGTTTGTTTTTGCCTTGGCCAATTCACAGCAGGAACAGACACACATTGGCAGTGGTATGTATTGCTGCCACAAGATTAATAAACCAACGGGGCTTCGGCCCCTTTCAGGAGAAATTTATGTCGGTCGATCTTTCAATACACAACGTTACAAAAGTAGAGCTTGGCCCTACCGTAACCCATTCAAGCAATGGCCAAGATTATGAGTTAACAACACGCGACATTTTGATCACGCACCAGAATGGCCAAGTGTTTACCTTGGCTTTGTTTACGCATTCCGACAACCAACCTTTAGAGGTATCTGTATGAGCCACCGTTACCAGCCACCCATCGAGCGCAAGCCGGCATCTAAGCTTCGCGCCATTGTTTTAGACTGCCTTTTTGCTTTGGCCTTGGCCTTGGTTTTAGCCGGTGGAACCGTTGAATATTTGTCGAGGTAACTATGCCCTACTCAACCAACCCACTTCAGCGTTACGCGCCACCAATCGACGGCAACGTCCACCGCGCTTTGTCCCACCTTATTGCTAATGGCGCGTCTAACATAGACAGTGTGTACGCAATCAGCCACCGAACAAACCAAAGCCGCGCTAATTGGCGCTCTGAATCTCTTGTGCCGTCTGCCCAAAAAGGCTTGATTGAAATAGACGATTTAACCATTCGGTTAACCGACCTTGGCCGCGAGTTTTATTGGTACCAAGAGGGCCGCCGCAAGGTGCCATCTATGCCCAAACGCGATTACACCAAACTAATGGACCGACCTACTTACGACTTTGCCGAATTAAACATTAAGCCAGCGCGTGTCGGGGCCATGGACTTTATCAACTTGCCTAGCCGGATAAACAACCGACGCGAGTACCGAAAGGACGCAGAGCTATGAAACTATTTGGCATCGACTGGCGTAAGCTTTACCGCAGGACAGACCCACACACATCAATGGAGGCCGCTAAAAATGTAAACACCACCAAGCTTGAGCGCATTGTCTACGACGTTGTTTGCTTACACCCCAATGGCTGCATACAGGATCAGGTGTTGGCTGCGTTGCCAGGCAAACCGTACAGCAGCGTAACCGCTCGGTTCTCAAGCTTAATCCGCAAGGGTTTGATTGAGCCAACTGGCGAAACAAGAACCGGCAAATCTGGCCGTCAACAACGAGTACTTAGGAGCACACCATGCCAAAATTAACATCAGATACCACCCTGTCATGCTCACAACTGCCATCAGTTATGGGACACAGTAAATGGTCCACACCTAACGACACCCTAAATTTCTGTGTAACCGCCTTAGACGGTCAAGATCCACGCACAGAGGCCGGCGAGGCAGCAGACTGGGGTAACCTGTTGGAAGAAAAAATTCTAGGTGTGATGGCCCAACGCCTTGGCCTAGAGTCGTGGGTCATTCCAGAGGAAGCCTACGCTCACGCAGATCTGCCGTTGGCCTGTAGTCTTGATGGCATTGGCCGCCCAAATGGCGCCGTGGTGATCAAGCACAATCCGGCTGCCGGCATTTACGTCATGGACGGCGACGAAATCGAGATCAGTGGCGATGGCATCTTAGAGTCCAAGTTGACGCGTGGCTACCCAGAAGACACGCCGCCCCTGTACCGCGGCCCTTTGCAAGTCCAAGGCCAGATGATGTGTACAGGTTTGCAATGGGCGGCTATTGGCACGCTGTACTCAGGCGTTGAGCTACGCATCTACCTGTACAAGCCACACGAGGCCACACAGGAAGCCATCTGGCAGACAGCAGAAGACTTTAACCTCCGGCTTATTACATACAAAGAGACAGGCGAGATCGAGTGGTACGAGCCAGCAACATCTAAGGACGCAGACCGAGTCTGGGATGATGCCAACGACGCAGACATTAATTTGGGTGAAAACTTTGAGTCCATTGCCGCTGCCGTTGTTGACCTCAAGGCCAAAAAGAAAATATTAGACGGGCAGGTTACTCACCATGAGCTTGAGCTTAAGAAGGTTATGAAAGACTTCAGCAGCGCGCAAGCTGGCCGCTACAAAGTTAGCTGGCCTATGCGTCACTACAAGGCTTCGCCTGAAAAAATTACACCAGCAAAAGAGGCGTACTCAATTCGCCAGTCAACACTAACCATTAAGGAAATCAAATGAACAAGATAGCCGCGGCTTTTGTAGCTGCTAAAAAAGAGTTTGCTCCTGCTTTAAAAAGCAGCACCAATCCACACTTTAGAAGCAAGTATGCTGACCTTGCTGGCTGCCTCGAAGCAGTCAATGATGCATTGCTAAACAATGGCATTGCTGTCTATCAAGAGACATCAGCAGACCTCGATGGAGTGACCGTAGAGACTGTGTTTATGCATGAAAGTGGCGAGGTCCTGCGCGGTGGCAAGCTGCATGTACCCGCTGCAAAGCAAGACCCGCAGGGATACGGTAGCGCGCTGACATACGCTAGGCGTTACAGCATCATGGCGGCGTGTGGCATAGCAGCGGAGGACGACGACGGCAACGCTGCTTCAAAAGCCAAACCACGCAATGCTTTGGACAATGTGCAGCCAGCAGTGCAGGGCTTACCATTGATGCTGCCAAACAATAGAACCTACGCCGTCCTTAAGGATTCTGGCCAATGGGTTAACGAGCTAGTGGGGTTGTGTACTAAAGTCAAAGAGTCCGGCAAGTTGTCGCAAGAGGATAAAATTCTAAAGCTTTCCGATATTGGCAAGGCCAACGAAAAGCAAATTAGCAAACTGGACTTTGAGTTACAAACCCACGTCTCACTTGCTTTAACCACCAAACCCAAAGAGGCTTAATATGGACACCACTAATTGGCAAATGGATTGGACCTTGCTTGAAGAAGAGTATCAAAGATATTGCATCAAATGCCAAGACAATAAGGTGGTGCCAATGTCTTTTGGGGATTGGTTTATGGTCGAGCCGCGTGAGCTAAACGACTAAGCCATTTCAAAATGAGGGCCGTCGATAAAGGGTCGGCGGTTCTCAGTTCTGCGCGTGTCAATGTAGTGATTCATTGCATCTTCCATGGTGTCTGCCCATTCGCAAATGTCGGCCACGTTCCACGCAGCGCCCCATCGCATTGGCATGCCAACCTCACGCGCAGCTTGTGCCATGGCATCGGCAATGTCGTCGTATAGATTAAGCTCCCACGAAACGTTTCCATCGACGTAGGCAACCAGGTCTACAGCCTCGCCAACCAGATGCTTTGATTTCATAGTTTTGCTTTTGCCGGCGGCCACATACTTGCGCTGTGTTTCTTCGCTACGCAACCCTTCAGACACGCCAAAGTCCACCTTGGTAATCTCAATGGCTCGCAGGACCACAGCCTTTAGCTCAGGACGTACGCCGTCCAGTCGATCAAGGCTGCGTTGTGATAACTTAAATGTCATTTAGATGGCTCCTTGCCGGTGGTGTCGCTTGCGCCTAAGAAAAAGTTCATTATCGTAGCTATGACCGTACCTAGCAAAAAGCCTAGTATCGTGTCAGCGAACCGCACGTTCTCTTTTGGTATATCTAAAAAGGTCACGCAGGCGATATACACCACGGCAAAGGTAGACCAGAAAGCCGCTAGGTAGTACACGAACCGCTTAGAGAACACATCGCTTTGGTTCAGCGCGGCTGTCTGCATAGCTCGTGCGTCGGCTCGGTCCGCTAAAACCGCTTTGAACTTTTCGTGCTCCAACTCGCGCATCTTTTGCGCAGCCGCTGGGTCAGCTTTAATTGCCGCAGTGACCGCCTCCAACTCGTCAGCAACCCCGAATTTGGCAGCCAGCGCGCTGACTGCCAAACCGCCCAGAGGCCCAGTAAGAGCAGTAGCAATCGCAGGTGCTGCATTTTTAAGTAATCCCAATAATTCGTTCATTGTTGCCCGCCTTTAGTTACAACCGCCCAGATGAGTAGCACAATGACGCCGATGCCGGTAGCACCCAACAGAAACACGGCAATGCCTGTTATTACATCTTTAACCGCCTTAATGCGCTTGCGCTTTTTGAGCACTATGGCACGGCTCTCAGCCTCACGCTTTTTACGCGCCTCAACCTGAAACGCCAACCAGTCATCCCACAGGCCCCCGCGCCCCTGATATATCATCAACTCTCTAAGCTGCTTTTCATTTTGCTTGATTGTCTCAAGCGCGAAAAAGGCTTCTGAGTCTGAACCTGATTTTGTGGCTTTGGCCGCTATCTCTGTTTTGCTGTCAAAAAATTTAAACACGGCTTGGCCAGCCGACATGATTTCGTTGCCAGATTGCACAGCCTCTTTGATAACTGCAAACGCGGCGTTCGCGGCAGCAAGCTCAAGTAACACGTCAACCCATCTTCGACAATACTGTCAGCAATAGAACCATAATTGTCCCAGTGGCCGCCAATAGGATTGTCTCCAGCCGCTTCACACGACCAAACAAATCCTTAAACTGAATACGCACCTCTGTCTTGATTGCAATGACTTCTTTTTCTAAGTCATCGATTCTTCTGTGCGCTGTCTCGACGTTGCGTTCCATTTGTTACACCTTATCAGCCGGGGCTGGTTTGTTGCCCTCAGTCATTTAGGATACTTAGCTTTTACTGCCAGACATTCATCAATGTATGCCTGCGCTTGTGCTGTGTCGCCTTTTACTATTGCGTCTAAGTAGTCAGCCGCTGGAGGATATGCTGAGGCACGTAACTCTTGGTAGGTTGGTGGGATAATAGGAATAGGTGGCGCAAGTACCCGCAACTTTGTTATAGGGTCGCGGTAATACTTCCCTGCATTGTTCACAGCATCTTGCCACTCAGCCTCGGTAATCTCTACTGCATTATCAGGAACTGTTGGAGTTACTTCGCTATTGTAAAAAGCAATGATTGAACCATCTATTGCATTTAGTTCGTAGTATTTTTGCATGGTTAGTATCCTATGGCTATATAACGAAGGGTTAAATTCTGTGTTGTGGTTGTGTGAACTTGCGCTGTTACTGTTGTAGTTGTGATGGCGTTAACGTTTGTTGAGCGTACATTTGCTGTGTCGTTACCTATAGCTTGAATGTTACATACACTAAATAGACCCGCTGTTGGAAACGCCATAGGTAAGGTAGTGGTAATATTTGTATTCGTGCCACCGGTTATAGATGTAACAGCACTGGTACACCATTGAATAATTAACCCGCTGGGTAGCACTTGATAGCCTGCTGCTGTCAAAGACTTAGTAAACTGCGCCAACCTTACTATTTCACTCTCCACCCCCGCATCATCCTTGTAATAAAGCAGCTTATCATCTTTAGGATAGAGTACAGTCTGCCCTGCCGATGGAGTGCCGGGTATGCTAGCGCCTGAAGTGTTATCTAAGGTTAAGTCTGTACTAGTTAATGATGCAGCCATTATTTAATCCCTTGTTGTTGCGCCGCTTCCCAGCACTCTTTTAATAAGTCTTCGTAGCTGTC